TTTGCGGTAGCTTGCGTCCCATTCACTAAAATCATTACAGGCCCAGTTCCCTTTCCAACCAACTTTTTGCACGGTATCAGTGTAGACGTCATTAATGCCTGCCTCGCTGTCATGTGTGGCAAGAATGATCCGCCTTTTATTCTCGTCAAGTATTTTCCGTGTGCGATCAAGTATGAATCTTGCGTAGGCAGAGAATAGTATGTTAACACGTTTACTCATGGACGCAACACCCTGTCCCACTTTCTCAGTCGTGTCAAAACCGTGTTCCCCTTTCCATTTAGATTGTCTTTTGTTGAAGAACTGCAACGTCTCATTAAACTCATTAAATTCTTCTTTGAGTTCTTGAATGACGGAAGGATTGTTAGCTGCCTTCTTTTGCAATTTAAGAAAATACTGGTACTGGTGCTCTTGCATCTCGTCCATGGTAGAATTGTATTTCTCTAGCAGCTGTGTTTTTCCCCCACGGTGCCCGCACATAGCGCGGCCAAAACCGTCCCAGAGATCCCCGTAAGTAACATGGTGATCCCGCGGTGTCATTTGCGTCTTCTTCTTAGCGTACCTCCCGAGCAATGTGCGAATGGTCTCCCTCGAGTTGGAACTAACCTGGTTGATAACGGTGTGTGTGTTCGGGTCCAACCGGTAGACGGTAGTCTGGCGCATATCATGCTCAACTGCATCTATAGGTACTTTGATTTGTGCGTCTTTATCCTCTACAGCCGGTAACTCGTCCTTGGTATATATATTAGCGTCAACAACGTTATTGTAAGGTGTAGCAACCTGGGCCACGATGTCAGAGGCAGTAGCAGGTTCGACGTTGGAAGTGACGATTTTATCGGGGTATACGGAAAGTGGTGTGGCGTCTTCGATCTCAGCTGTCTTAGGCATGCGCACACGGGATGTGTTGTAGACCTGATTGATTTCTTCAAAAGTGCGAATGTTGGTACCGTCAATCATGAGGTATTTCGCCATGGTCTGAGCCTCTGGACCTGTGATGATGAGTTGATTTGTGCCTCTTGTTAATGCGGTGTATATCCACTCAGGTCTTGTGGTGATTGCCGAAGTCACCGCTTTGTTGTCCACATAGAATATAACTGTGTGGGCACGGCAGCCTGTGTATGTCGTAATAGTGTGTGCATCTAATCCCTTATTCCGCAAATTAACCATCGTGCTCTCGTTGAAAGCAATTATCGGAAATTGCTTAAAATTCTTAATCTTATCGAGAGTGAAGTAGAGACCGTTTTTAACATCACTGACCGTCTTAATCGACATTTTAAAATTCCGGTTGCAGACTTCGGCAATGTCTTG